TCCAATACCCAATCTTCAGCGCAGTTTTCTGCGTCTTCTTCTAGATCAAATGCACTACTGAGTTTTTCAATGCCCTGTTCATCAAAGCATACTGTGACCCAGTCCTTGAGCCAGGGGCGACGGTATACGTGGGCACGGACTTCATTGCCCACGTATTCGCTTACTAGAGTCATTTCTAACTGTTGTTGCACGTCTAATTCCCATTGATGATGCAGTCCTGCTAGATCATCATCTTCCATTATTTAGACCTTGATGTCTGAGTTACGGTCACTGTGCTACCTGAGCGGATAATGTTATAACCCGCGTTGGGCAAGTATACTTGTGTTGAGCTAATACCATGCGTTGAATTAGCCACAGGGCCACGGGGATCAATAGGGCCTTGTTCTGCTAGGATGCGTTCCCACTCAGCGCATTCAAAAATACAACCTGTTCTAATTACGGTGCTGTAACTTGCACAACCACTCAGTGTGGTTAAAGCCAAAATTGCTAGGAGCAGTTTCATTGTGTTTACCATTTTGTTGTTGAACATATGTATATTATATTTATGTTAGGGGTAAAAGTCAACCTATTTTGGAGAAACTTTGGGTGTTTTTGATATGAGAGGAAGGAATTTCCTTCTTTTGGAGGCCCATACTTGGGCTTCCAATGGAGCTTCACAGTAATGTATATACTATTAGCATCACTATTTTTTTTGCAGGTGCCACCCATCTATTTCACTATTTTTATTGACTTCTCATAAATATTATTGTATAGTTACTATACACAAACGGAGAATCAAATGGCAACTTATTATTCAACTAAGCAGATTGCTGACTTAGCACAGCAGGAACTCTGCATCAAAAGCAATAAAACCTTATCCAAAGCACAGCAATATCATGACGTAGTTTACCGTGAAATAATTTACGGTTATCATGTATTGGCCACGGCTGCACAGATCAAAAGCAATCAGATTCCATTTAGCCTACAAAGAGTGCGAGCACAACTTGGACGTTATGGTGTTCCACAACAATATTGGTGGGATTGGTTGCACAAGAATTTTCCATTAATAAAAATTACTAAAATGGGAAATTCAATTAAAGGAGAACTTTCAATGGCTGAGCCACAAATACCCATAGACATTGTTCTTGCCAGTGGTAATGGTAAAGATCTAGTAAGTGCAATTTACAGTCAATTTGATCCAAACAGCGATCTGCATTTTGCACCCATTAATGTTTACAGTTTAGAAAACTATTGCAGAGCCACAAGAATGGAAGGCAATAAGAACGAAACGATACAAAGAAACCTACGTGCGGCAGAAATTATATTGGCCATTGCACGTGAATGCGCGGGACGTTTACCACAGGTAGTAAACTTTTCTAGTTTTGGACGCACTTACTACAAAGGCATTAATTTACAAAGTGTGCATAAGACTGTGCGTCATGCGGCCCTGGGTGCCTGTTACGCAGTAGACATTGATACCAGTGTGTTCAATTGGAAATATGCTATGGCACCATTTCAAGAAGAATTAACCTACACACGTGAGCTCATACAGGATAAAGATCGCGTTCGTAGAAGTTTGGCACTATTAGTATTTGGCAATAACAGTGATTATTCTATCAAAACCGTCAAGCAGGTGCTTACAGCAATTTCCTTTGGTGCAAAGAGTGAAACACGCTGTTGGTTCAAACGTGATGGCGTATGGACACAGGGTAGTGTGTCAGAAATTATCCGCAGTAAGCAGTTGCGTGAACAGTTGTTTGCAGATCCTTGGATGCAGAATTTTATGCGTGAACAGGATCGCATCAACAAACACATTGGAGACAGTCTTGCACAAGCCGCAGGTAATGGTGATATACCAGAAACATATCTAAAAGATCTACGCAGTGAACGTGGACGCATCAGCAAGGGAAAATTAATTGCTTGGGCTTATCAACAGAATGAACAGCAGGTAATGCGCAAAATTATTGAAGCCGCAAGGGCAGAAGTATTGTTGCAGGTGCATGATGGTGTGTATTTTAAAACCAAACCAGACATGCCCAGTATGCAGACTGTGCTACGTGCAGAATGGCCCATTGCTAGATTAAGCATTGAAGAAATTGACAACTATCATTATCGCAACAGAGAATTGGATCAAGAACATCTTGACTTCATAAGAGAAGAAGAACGCAAGGCTAATCTAGGACTAGATCCCTTAGTGAATGGCATTCACACAGAAACCCTGTCACAAAAGCATTTTGATCCGCACAGTGAACCTGATTGGGAAATGATGATGCAGGTGCAATACAATGAGTTATTTCCACAACCAGACAGTCGCATGCCTGAATTTGCGCGAAAACGTCTTGGCGTCTAATTATTGCTACGGTTCTAGTTCAGGGCTAGGATACACTACGCGATGACACATAAAGAACAGATTTTTCAGCAACCGCCACTGTAGGGGTATTGCGCCGCGTTAATTTCGCTAGATTTGCAGGGTCCAAATAATAAGGCAAAAAAAATGCCTACCTCTGCAGTTTAACCTTAGCATTGCGCCTCAGTCTGCTAGGATAGGCAATAAAAACCCTAGGGTTTTTTGTTCCGTTGGGCTAACAAAACCAATTCTATAGGAAGATAGAAAGGAACCCACGTGAACGGTGTAGCGGAGACGATAAACGGAGATATTCAGAATGGCAGTACTGAGATATGATGGTGAAGTGACAGCCTCACCTGTTACATCTCCGCTACACATTTATTTATTACGACGTAAAACGTAGTTTCTAAAAAATGAAGGTGCTACATTGCTTTTGACATCAAACTTGCCTGACTCTGGATTGCGAAAATGCTTGCAGGACGAACAGTATTCTCTCCAATGGCGTTCTGGAAATGCGTATTGTTTGAATTCTGTTCTGCGGTCTGTGACCATTTTATCACAGCCATCACAGGGCAAGGGAATGGGTGTGAATTTTTCTAGTGTGGGGTATGCCGCGCACTCATCATCTGCGTTTTTGCGTGATTTGTATATGATGCGGTCTTGTATGTCTTGTGGTATCTGCATGATGCAGATATTTACGGCATTTTGGTATAGATGACTGCAATCGCGGAAATGATTGCGGCTATTATAGTTGCTGTGGCAGCGATAAGAGCCTTAAGAGTAGTGCTCTTATTGCTACGAACTTCGTCTGAGATTTGGTCCAGTTTTGTTTCAACTTTATCTAATCTTTCATCCATCTGTTCAAACTGTTTTTGCAATCCCTCATACCTCATTGAGCATTTGTCTACGTGAACTTCTAGATTTTCATACTCTAGTTTTGATGGAGTAGCTAGGCTTTGCATACTGTCCTCTTAGGTTGCTGATATTGCGGCGCCCAGTGCTACACGCAACCAATTAGTTCCATTGTAGACTGCTAGACAAGGACTTCCACCAGCGCCATTTGAACAGTAAGCAATATCACCTGCGGCATTGCCAGGCGATAGGGCAAATGCTTGTAACTGTGCAACTGTCTTGGCTTCCATTCTTAGGATGTCTTCAATCTTCACAACTGTTGAAGTTGGGTTCAGTGTCATTACACCAAACGGCTGTTGAACTGCTGGAACTGCGGTTGAAGCAATTCTGCCACCACCATCCAGTAGGGCTACACCGTTGGCCTGATTGGCTTCAGCGATGATAGTGTTCACTGCTGTTGTAAGCATGAGTAAATCTACTCTAGCACTTGCTGGCGAATCAGCGTCGCTGTCTAGATTAGTTGTGTTAATTTGTGATGTTGGAAACGCCATGTTCTGTCCTCTTTTTTATTTACTTACTTGTTTGTAAAACTGCACATAATTGGGTAATTTTGCATCTTTACCTCAATAATAAATTATTGCCACTCATATACTGTTCTGGCAGGGCTTCTGCTACAACGTCAATTACGCCATCTCTAGGCACGTTGTCTAAACCTACCAATCGTATACTTGGAACTGTTTTGTCTACTACGACAGGAATAACCACATTAGATGTAGGGTAATCAGTTGAGTAAACAGCCAGGGTGTAGTTGGTTACACTCTTAGGTGTAATTTGTATGTTAGTGATTCCACTGATAGTAAACCCTAGATCCAATGTTCTTGCATTAACTGTGCCTGCAAGTGTAGAAGTATTAAGACTGTTAATTCTAATTACTCTGCTTTGATTTGTAGCTCTGGCACGCATGTCAAATATCTGTGGTAAACCATTGGTATTAGTAACCTTAATAACAATAATTGCACTTACGCCTTCAAATGCAGGTATATCTTCATCACCCTGTTCAATAGTTGTAATTACTTCATCGCCATCAAATGCACCTGATGGTGATACCCATATTTCATATTCTACATCACCTGCGGCTTCTGTAACTATTTCAATAGCACAACTGCCGCGTGGTAGATCTAAAATCTGTGCAGGCCATTCAATTGTAGTTGCACTAGGATTCCAATTGGCAGCACTTCCCCAAGAAGTTAGTGCAGTCCAAGAACCTGCGGGTTCTGGTTCTATAATATTCAGTAATGGATTTAATACACCTTGTGTTGATGGTAATGCCATATTTGCTCCTTATATCACCGCTGGTTCGCCCGCAGGCACAGTTGCTAATGCAGTCACAGTAGTTGTGCCATATCTCAATATACTTAAATTTGTAATGCTGGCAATTGATTGATTTAGATTTCTTAGATGCACTACAGGATATTGATTGTAAGCACTTTCTGTTATGTTTGCAGGGTTACCATATTGGAAGCCATCAATCTTATTAGTTAGACTGATGTATGGTATGTGTGGCAGTAACTGATAGAAATTACCTGTAGATGTTACTGTTAGCACTAGATATTCATAGTTTGCTGCCAATGCAGCCGCAAGTGGTTTGTTGGTTGAATATAGACTGTTTATTACAATAGTAGTATTAGTCTGTGTAGCACCAGAAGGAGCATTGTAGTAGAAATTAAATTCATTGTGACCTAGAGGTGCTCTTAGGTTAACAGTGGTAACATCATTGACTGTGGTGCTGTTGCTGCCACTTATAACTAATTTTTCCCAACGTCCTACACCCCAATAGTTGCTGTAAAGATCTGTGGCTTGTAGATTGCGTTCTCTGCGATAGATTTCAACTCTGGTAAATCCAGAGATGTTGGCCGCATTGTATTTGAGTTGGAAATAGAGTTGGCTTGGGCCGCTTGTGCCATAACCATCCTTTTGTATTCTGCTCCACTCTAATATCTGCACCTGTGTTTTTGCAGGACTTGGTGAAGGTGTTTGCAATTTTGCAGCCACGTCTGTGAGTGCAAAGTTTAACTGCTGCCAATAGTTAGGGAATGTAGTGCCTGCAACAAAGTTTATGCTGCCTTTGCCATACCAACCTTTGAAGGCGTTTGTTTTTGAGCCATTATAAAACACCAATGGAACTAATAGGTATTCATACTGAGCGTTATATTGTATAATGGTTGAAATAAAGTAAAATCCGCCTGAAAGTGTCATTGGGCTTACAGTTACAGAATTCCATGTTGATGCTGTTGTTGGTTTAAAATAAAGTTTAGCACCTGCCCATACGTTGTCTGGATCTACAACTGGATTAATGTGGAAGCCAATAGCATTGCCACCTCTAGCAAGGTTGAACGTTTGATTAACACTAAATTGAAACTCTCTTGGATCTACAACACCGCCGCCTGGAGGTGCTTCATCAGTTGTAAGCAAGTTGTAGGCTGTGACGTCTTCTTGACCCTGTGCAATGGCCTGTGTTGATGTAAAGATATTAAAGTTTCTACCGCCAAACACATCAGTTTCAATTCTAGTGTTCATTACTCTATACTGCTTGGTGCTCTGTTTTCCATCAGTGTATCTAAATCTAAACACCCAATCATAAAGTTGGGCGCTGCCTGCGGCACCCAGTGTTGTTGGGAATTCAAATGTGTATGGCTGTCCTTCAGAGTAGGCCACAAAGTCAATGGGCTGTTTAGTCCAATAGGTATTTGCACTAGGTTTGTAGTAAATGTCTACGCCTGCTATTCTATTAGTAATAGGATAGTTATTGATGTCTTGTGTAACTGTAACGTTGATGCGTCTTGGGTTAGACACAATAGGACGTCCATCCAATGACTTGAATACATTGTTGTAGGTCAATGGAGGAGGTTCAGTGTTCAGCAACCAACCTGTGGTTACTGTTTCTTGATAATCAACAGGATTACCTGAACCACCTGCTACAACAGGAATGTTTACTGTGCCTGCAAACTTGCTGTAATCACCTGTGGTATATTTTACTCTGCTCTTGATGATGTAGGTATAACCACCTGCAAGAGGACCAATGGTTGCTGTGATGTAATTGCCAGCACCAGGTTTGGTTAATTCAATCTTAGTCTGCCACTGTGTTTCTGATGCAATACTGCGCTTGTAATAGAAATCAACACCCTCATAGAGTGCATTCTGTGGCTGTTTGAAATCCAAATACACATAGAAACCTGTGGTTGCATTTCCAACAACTCTATATAGATCAACCTGTATATAATCAGTTAATTCCTGCACAGGAGTTGGTGGAGGAGGTGGATTGTTTACTGGCTCTTCATTTACAGGACCATCTGGTGCACCTACGCCGCCGCCGTCAGTTGGGTCTGTGCCATCTGTTGGAGGTGGATTTGATATTGGATCAGTAATCACAGGCTCACCTGTGGTGTTGTCAAATGGGAAGTCTGCTGAAGTAGGCGGAACAAGTCCAACAGGAGGTGTTCGCTTGTTGCCTGGATAGTAGATCTCTGCACCCTTGGGAATAAATGGTGGCAGCACTACGTCAATTTCACCCACACGCACATGTGGATACAAGAAATCAGGGTTGCGAACTGCACCAATATCAAAGGTGTAATCGTTGTTTAACTTTATACTTACAATGCGCCATGGAATTGCATTGTTTAATGGATTTGTGCCAAACTTTAGTATATTGGCATCAATGTAGACGTTGTCACCTGGCTCTAGTTCAAAACATGAACTGTCGCCTTTGAATGAAATTGAATCTTGATAGCGTGACTTTTCAAGTATTAGACGTGCCATGTCTTTGGCAATGGCGTAGTTGGTCAAACCAGGGAATGTGATCTCTGCTTTGTTTTCTCTACCACCATCATCACTTTGTAGTAGCAGTCTAACTGATTCTTGTTCTGGATACACAACTTCCTGCACTGACCACTTTTGATCTGGGTCTACATAGCGCACCACAACTTGGTTGTATTTGCTGCCACGCTCAATACCTGTGTAGGTAATGGCGCCTGTGATGTTGTCTTTGTTGAAAGTTTTTACAATAGTTGCAGAACCTGACAGGATGTCATCTTCATTGCCTGCATCTTCAATCTTAAGTTTGTATTTGCCTTGAACATAGGGCAAATAGCCTCTAAAGTTGCTTAAAAGAACCTTAACGTTGTTAAAAATAGTTGACCCTGTGTCTAACACAATGTTAGTGGTCATAATAGGACCCTGTATGCCATCAATGTAGGTCACTGTTTGATTACATTTTAGAGCAGCCTTGCGAAAACTGGTCCAATCAATTTCTGCATTGGTTAGTCCTTTACCATAGCGTGGATTGCGTAGGTAGTCAAGTAATATTTCAGCAGAGTTTGTAGAATAGCGTTCTGTGTAGCCCACACCACCATAGGTATAGTTTTGAGTGTCTGTGTTGATAAGACTAGCAACTTTCTTACCCAACAAACTGATCTGAACCTGTGGTATGTTACCTGAGAATGGATTGTTGTCAGCATCCTCTTGTGTTTTAATTTCTTTCCACTCATAACGTGCAAACAGCGTTACAAGTCCATTATGCACCATCTGTGGTTTCCAACTTGGAGCACTTGCTGTAATGGCTCTAGTGCCAATTGGTGAATTAGAAGGCGTATTGTAGTAAGTTCCTTGGAAGAACTGTAACTGCACTCTGTTGGCATATTTGCCTGTGGTAATCTCAATGGCCTGTCCTGCGTTTAAAGGTGCAATTACACTGGATTCTAATTGTGTATCATCAATGAATACTTCACGCAGGCCTTCTACTGGACCTTCTGCAAATGTGTAAACTACCCAAAGATATTTGTTGTTGTCTGAACCTGTTTCAGCAAATGTAACAGCACCAGCAATTTTGCGATAGCCATACACCACAGGCACACTTACGTTTGAACCCGTAGTTTGGACAAGGACACCTTCCTGCCTCTGCGCCTCTGCGGCGTCATTGGGCATGCTAGGAGTGCCAAAAATGCCCATAAAAGGGCTAGCCACAAAGTTAACAACAGCACTTATAACCTTACCAACGGCCTTAACAACACCTGTGATTACATTACCAATGGCCTTGGCAACGCTTTTGACTGCTTTAACTACGAAGCTCATTGTCTAACTCCTTGGTCATCCACACACCTTCTTTGAAACCCAAGTGTGTGTATACTTTGCGTGTTCTATCTGGGTTAATGCCAATGTCGCCTGCGGTTATCTTAGTGCAACCACACAGCTTGGCCCATTCTTCAACTGCACTATACAGTTGTTTAAAATTATCTAATGATCTATGACTTTCAATTAAGAAAATCATATCAATGTGTGCAATAAGGATACGTCTGTTCCAAGGCACAGTGGTTATGCAGCCTGCAACTAATCCTACAGGTCGTTGTCCTTCATAGGCATTGAACCAAATATATTCATTGTGTGAATTATAAAGGCGAATTGTTTCAAGCACTGAGTCTGAATCGTATTCTTCCTCAATGCTGGGTATAGATTGAACTGCTTCATCTCTATAATAGCCAAAGAGATTGACTGTTACATCTATCTCTGCAGGCTGCATTTTGCGCACTATCATTTACGTCCCCACTTGAATTCTGATTGACCAACAAAGCCTGACTTTTCAAAGGCTACATCGTAATTAGTGCCTTGGTATAACCAGTTACTGCCATTGTTGGTTTTTCTACCTGCGGTGCGTTCAAAGTCCGCAAATAGTGTGGAGCATTCTACGTTGATGCTGGCTGAATTTTGTGTTTCAGTGATGCTTACATTGTGTATCTGACCATCAAAGATTATGATAGGTGAGTTGATAATGTCCAAGTTCATTGGATCAAAGTCAAGGAATGCCTTGCGTATTACCACACGCTTGCCTTCAAAGTCTTTGTCAATAAATCTATCCACCATGCCTGACCCAAGGCCACTTAGGTAAATTGAAAACTTACCAACCTTAACATCAAACTCTTCTGGCACAGTTGAGAAACCAATAAAGTCACCCTGTGCTGTGTAGGTATTGGAATTAAATGATATATCAAAGCCACCTGAGCAAAGATACAGGTAGGCAGGATCACCTACAGCATCAGTCAAATACATTTCTAACAGGTCTACGCAAATAAACTTGTCGCGATAGAATTCATCTCTAGTAGTAGTTGGAAAAGTTTTCATTACCAGACTTCTCTCATATCAAGTTGTAGTGTGGTAATGCCGCCAAAGCCTACTTCATATTCCTGCACATCACCATCTAAGATCACATTGAATGGCACAGCATTGAAAATGATCTGTGTGCCACTGGGAACTGCACTTACAAGACTGCCTGAGAAGTAAAGTGGTTGTCCACTGACCCAATCTGCTGTTACCATGTAAACTTTTGAGTGATTGGCAAACTTAATAAAGTCGCCTGCAAATAAGAATTGATCACCAGGGGCAATACCACTGACGTTTACAGAGTTATCACCTATGGCTTTTGCACCACTGGTTACTACGCTGATACTGCCCAGTGTGGTATTCTTTGAATAACTGATCTCTGGCAACACTATAGAAAAGTTATCCAACTGTCCATACTGTGCAGCCACAAAGCCCAACACAGGACCCATGTTGTAGGCTGTTTGGTTAGGAAACTTCACAGTGAATGTGTAGTAACTGTGTCCCATACCAACTCTGCGCTTCTTACCACTAAGGGTTTCACTGGTAAGTGTTGGTGTGTTGATTTTAAAATTAACAGCCTGGAAACCTGGGCTGGATGGAAATGTTCCACTCATTATAACATGCTCCTTTGTCCACGATCTGTCATAGCATCTGAAATCATCTGCTGTATCATACCACGACGTTGTATTAGTAAGTCATCAAAGCCCTGTGCATCATTGGCCTGTATAGTAAAGTTAACATTTACAGGTGCACCACCTATGTCGCTGTTGCGTGTGATTGAACCTGTGGTATTGGGTGTGAATATCTCAGGACCATTCTCACCAACGATATATGGTTTGCCACCCATAACAGGACCACCCAGTTGACGTCCTGAATATTGCTGTGCGCGGATTGTAGCAACCTGTGCCAAGCCCATACCAATAGCGGCAGCGGCTGCAATAAAGTTGAATGGTGGTGGATAAGTTGCCAGTGCTTTGGTTGCTGCCAAATAAGTGTTCATGATAGCGTTGGCAATGTTAAATGCCTTGGCTGCTTCAAAGGCACGCTTGTTTTGCTGTCCAAGTGCTGAGAACATCTGAGCACCTTGGTCAATAGCAAATGCATACTTCTCTGCTTCTGACTTCTTCTCAAACTCAATTCTGTCTTGAGCATACTTTCTTTGACGCTCTTGGTCACCTGCTGTTTTTAAAAGTTTTTTATCTGCTTCACTTAAAATAACAGCACTGGCTTCTTTCTCAGCAGAAAGAATTCTTTGAATACGATCAAGTTCAATTTGTGTTCGCTGTTGTGCGATTCGTCTATCAAATTCTAATCTTTCTAATTGTTGTTTACGATATAATTCTTCTTTGCCAGCATAGATAGCATTAATTTGCTCTTCTGTAAGTTTAACACCATTGACCAATGCGGTATTTTCTAAGTCATCTAAATCTTTAATTTCTTTTGAATGACGCTTTTTCAATGCATACAAAGAATTATATTTGCCAATCTCTGAGTCAATGGTGCGTTGGATATTTCTATCATAGACTTCTTCAGCCCTTTTACCTAATTCTGGATTGTCTTTTAATTGTTGCTGACGAATCTTTTTAATTTCTTCAGCGCCTTTTCCTTCCATTAATAAACGGAATTCAAGTTGTTTTTGTAATGCCTGTTCAAAAGTTGATTGTTCACCTAAAATAGCATTGAATACTGCTTGGCTTTGTTCTTGGCGTAGAGCAATCTGACGCTTGATTGAATTTTCTTCCTCAATAGCACTACGTAGACGTTTTTCTTGATCTGAAGTAATTTGAAGACCAACTTTTTGTAATTTGGCTGCTTCTTCAGCAACAGTCTTACGTATAGTAGCTTCTTGTTCACCTAGATTAAGAACATCACGTTGGAACTGTGCGCTTTGCTGTAGTTTAGTTACAGTATCATCAAATGCTTCTAATGCCTTGCGCTGTGCTTCATTGAGTTGATTTGCACTATCTGCAATAGCAGCCATTGCAGGTTTTGCTTCTGCTAACTCTGCATTGATTCTTTCGCCTTCTACAGCCGCATCACCTAGTGCGCTGTCAAATGCATCACCTGCTACCTTAGCGGCAGCAATGGCACCTGCAACACCCAGTGTTAGTGTTAGGATGGCACTTAGACCACCTGTAGCAATGGCCTGCATAGTAGCGGCAGCAACGCCTACTGCTCTAATTGCTTTGGTTAATGAAACCATTGCAGCCACTGTCTTGGCTACAAAACCAATTAGTGCGGCAAACTTAGCAGCCGCTAGGACTGTAAACAGCACAGCCGCTGCCTGTGTAAGCAATCTTATAGCAGGCAATAGTTTGTCTTTGAGTATAGCATCAAAGCCGCCTGCTTCTTCAACTGCTTCTTTAATCCTCTTAGCAACTGCAATTATTAGAGGTGCTATTTCTGCAAAGGCTTTTTTCAACGCACCATCAGCAATAAACTTGAGTTCATCCAATGCATCGCCAGCTTCTTCAATGGCTCTAACATCAAAGTCGCTAAGTGCGATACCCAATGCTTCTGCTTCTTGTTTGAGTCTTTCAGCGTTTTGTGCAGCCTCAAGTAGTCTTGGACCCTGTTTGCCTAATAGATCCATTGCCAGTGCTGAACGTTCTGTTGGATTAGGTATTTGATTGATTGCTGTGGCAATTCTTTGGAACTGCTGATCAGCGCCCAGTGTGGATATTTCTCTTACGTTGATGTTTAAACGCTTTAATGCATCATTGGCAGGACCTGTGCCCTTGACCAATGCATCACCTACACTGACCTGTAGTCTGCGTAGACCTGCTGTGAATTCATCTGCACCAACACCTGCTAGAATTGCTGAGTTTTGAAATGCCTGTAGACTTTGAACAGTGGTGCCTAACTGTTTGGCTGTATCAGCCAGCGCACCTACTGAATCAAGTGTTTTAACAGTAGCAAAGGCCAGGGCACCAGCTGCGGCACCAACCACAGCCAGCGCACGTCCAGCGGCATCACTAACGGCTTCTATGTTGGCTAATGCCTGCCCAAGCTTCTCTATCTGTCGTTCTGCTTGTGCCGTATCAGCCGTTATTCTAATTTTTGGATCAGCCACCTTACCCTCTCCTTTGACTCTGTTTTTTCAGTTCTTTTGCTTCCCAACTGTAGAATGCCGCCCAAGTTTGGAATTCATCTACAGTCATATCAAACACCTGCTCTAATGTAAGACCCAGATCTTTGCCCAGCCTACAGGCAAACATCAAATCTGGATCCTTTACGAGTTTTTTTCCACACTCTCCATATCAGCGGCGTCAGTCTTTGCGTTGATTTCACTGACTACACGAATAAGAACGTTTGGATCAACTTCGTTTAGTAATACCTGACGGTCCATCTGTGTAAACATCTTGGTGCCGTCTTCGTTGCGAGCCTTAACAATCAGACTCTCAACCAATGCTTCTACTTGCTTGCCTGAACTTGCTAGTTCAATCAATTTGCCTTGTTCTTTGAGAGTGATAGTGGGCTTAAAATAAACTTTTGCTTCCCATTCTGGGACTTCAATGCTCATTAACTCCGCAGATAGTTTGTTGCGGAAGTGTGATGTTGCTTTCTCTAATACCTTGCTCATTTAAATTTTTCCTTTTGTTGAATTAAGTGCTGGCCCTATTATCCCTCTGCCTTTGTTTGCTGCCCTCATTTTTGATGTTCCACTTTCTAGATACGGGACATATGGAGCATCGTTAGAAACTTCTGGTCTTTTAACAGAAGTATTCTTACGCCATCTTGACTGTGCATAGCCTGTTCTCACAGGAGTAAAGGCTTTTACTTCGTCAAGAAATACGTCAGTGACCCTTTGATAAAAAGCGTCCACGTCTTCATTGAGTTGACGCATGGTCTCATCAATGCCTAGGACTTTTATCTGTATCTTCACTGACATATTAATTAAGCGTAGGTTACTACACCGCTACCTTGGAATGAAATTGATGCTTCAATCAATCCATCATAGCTTGCGTTTACTGTGTAACCAGTAATGATTACGTTACCTGTGAAACCAGTGCCTGAACCTTCTGGGTATAGAACGATCTGTGCAGGTGCAGAGCCAACTTGGCTTGTGCCTGTTACGTTTGGATTCATACCGTTTGTAGTCCAGTGACTAGCGTTCCATAGAACGTCAGCACTTCCTGAGAATGTGCTTAGACCCTTTACGTATACACGAGCGTCATTGCCCATTACACTTGTTTCAATAGTGTCTGCTGTTGCTTCAATGCTCCATGTGCGCACTTCAGCAACTGCTGATCCACCAAAATTTACTACTCCATTGTTACCTACTGTTGCCATGATTGTTCTCCTTAAGCATTAGCCTGATAGTATAGTGGACCATTACCCTGGAATGAGATTGAAGCCTCAATTAGTCCATCATAAGATGCATTGATTGTGAAACCAGTTACTACAACTGAACCACCAATGATCTTGTCTGTTGCACCTGCTTCACCTTCTGGGTAAACCACTAGGTATACAGGATTTGCGCCTACGTTAGAACCACTAGCATTAGGATTCAATAGGTTGAATTGTGTTGCATCAAATAAAACATCAGCATTGCCACTCCATGTGCTCATGCCCTTGACATACTGTCTTGAGTCATTGCCCATTACTGAAGTTTCAATAGTGTCTGCTGTTGATTCAATTGAATAACTGCGGATTTCGCCAATTGCTGTTCCGCCTGTTGGTGCTGAGGTGCCAGGAGTTGTCCAAGTTATTGCACTTGAACTGGTTGAAACCCTGACAACACCATTATTGCCTACGATAGCCATAATTAGTCTCCTTGAGTGTTATCGTTGTTGCCAACCTCTTCTGGGGCGGTGGGTTCTGGCGATACCGCTTTCTTGGTCTTAGGTGGACGAAGGACAATTACTTCCTCCATGGGCACCCAACCAAAATTCTTTAGATACTCTGCATCTTCAATGCGCCCTAATCGCTGTTGCATAGTTCCTGGTTTGTGATAAGTTATCATCTTAGCTCCTCACGCTCTGTTATGGATTTAATCTATTATAAAAATAACCAACTTCAAATGTAATCAATATTTCTGCCAATGGCGGAGCACGATCTACAACTTCAATGGTTCTTATAATACTGTCTTTAACACCTGAACTATACAATTCTCTGTAGCGTTCACTTTCAAGTGTTGTTTCAATTTGATTGATTAATTCGTTGCGCTGTTTGTCAAGTTCTTTGCCTCTGACAAAGCCACGAATGTTAAATGTGATCAGTCCCTCTTTGATACCAGCAGAGCCCATGGTAGAAAGATTTCTTTCTTCAGCGGCAAAGGTTACTAATACAGCAGGGAATTGTGTGATGGCTAGTTCTGCAACTTCAAATGGTTCACGTGTTACAAGAACAGGACGTGGATCGTCCATTTCTTTCAGCGCATCTATGACGTGTGTTACAATGTGTTCTCTTAGGTTCATCTGCGTAGCCTTAAGGAAACAACTGGATCTTTTTCCATATTCTCAACGGTGCCATCACCGTCTAGATCATAGAGAACACCTTCACGTAAGATTAGATCCATTTCATGTTCAAATCTGCCACTGTAATACTTCATCATCACTGAGAACTTGTCTTCTTCAGGAGTGAACTGTGTTAGTTTAGGGCAAATGTGATAGGCCATTGCGTGATATATTGTGGCCTGAGTAAATTGACTGTCTGTCAACTTAGTAGGATCAAATTCTACGGTAAGTGCAAATTTCTTTGCATAGGATTGATACCAGCGAACCTTAAGAACGCGGTTTATTTCAGCTTCTGAACGGGCTAATTCAGCGTCCCAGTCCAAAACGCCATAATCTGTTATTGTGGGTTCAACGACCAACAAGTCGTCTATTGTAGCATACGCCATAGAGTCCTACTCCTGATTGATTGACAGCAAGTCCTACTTGCTCATAGTATTTAGCGTAAATGATCTATACGCCAAGAAAAAGCCCCTAAATCCTAAGACTTAGGGGCTTGGCACTTAAAAATAAGGAAATGTAGTAATGTCAGTAACTACAAATTTATTTATTAAGCAGGATCAACTAATGAGCTGTCAGCAGTGATCTTAACACCGTAGCCATCATATAGTTCGCCAACGCCATAGTGTGCAGAAGCCACAATGTCGTCACCAACATAAGAAGCACGACGCTGAGTCTCAATAGAGATATCACCAATCATTGCTAGGCCAAGAGCGTCACGATGGAATACAGCACCAACGTAATCACCAGCTGTGCCAGTGTTGTCAATGTTGCTTGACTCAAATACAGGAACGCCAAATAGAGTTCCTACGTAGCCCATTTGCATTGCTTCATTCTGGATGATGCCAGCATTTGGGTTAGCAAAAGTGTTGGTCAAGTTTGCTTTTAGGTCATAAGCAACAAATGGGTTTACAACGCAGGCCAATGCATCTGAAGGCACAGCGTTAGCACGTAGACGTGCAACTGCTTGAGCAACTAAAGCGGCGCTCATTGCTGTAGATGCACCACCTACACCAGTTGAGAAACCACTGAACAGAGCCAATAGGTCCTTGTCCATTTTCTTAGCGATTGCTTCGCCAAATAAGCGACCAACGTCTGCAACAACGTTAGAAGCGGCACTTGCACGAATCAAATCAGTTACAAGTGTGCGAACTGCAACTGTGCTTACAGTTAGAGTAACACCGTTAGTAGATACTTCAGTGTTTGCAACTTCTTCACCCTCTGTCAATGCTGTAGCAGTTTGAGTTGGGTAAATTGGAACTGTTACTGTCTTACCTGAACCAGCAGGTAGTGAGAAGTTCTTTACGAGTCCACGCATAATTGAACGCTCATTGGCAACAAACATTGCTTCAGCGACAATTTGTGGAAGTAGATCATTTAATGTAGTTGTGGTTGAACCAGCCATGATATTTTCCTTTTATGTTAAATTAAAATCCGCTTTTCTTACGATATTCTGCGTAAACTTTGCGGTGTTCTGGATTAGTCATATCCAATTTGCTGATGTCCAATTGCTCTTTGCTGTTATTAATTGAAGTCTTGGTATTTGTAGTGCTTGGGGTTGGTTGCACAAAATGTGGATTCGCATCTAAAAATTCTTTAACCAACTCCTCAACTCCTAGTGGCTTGCCTGCGTCACTGTAACGGACTGATCCGTCTTGACCAATGACTTCAACATCGCCTTCGTCGTTGAGCCTTACATTACTCTTCAACAGTGACTTAACTTGTTCTGGGTTAACAGAACGATATTTTGCCGCTGTGCTTAACAATGGTGTATCCACCTTGTATTCTTTAATAATCGCATCGCGCCTTTGTATTTCAGCGTCCTTTTTTGCTGCCAGATCCTGCATTAGCTTTTCAAACTCACCGCGTTTCTTGGCTTCTTCAAATTTAATTGCTTCTGCCTTCTGCTTGAGTTCGCGGAGTTCATTTAGATCACCTAGTTCAGCAAATTGCTTTTCAAACTTCTTGCTGATGCTTGCCTTTAGGCCAGCCATGTGATTGTCAAATTCTTCCTGCGTGTAGGTTCTAGCGGGTTTAGCCTGACTATTGTCGTTTTCTGAAGTGTCAGTTACTTCGTTTATTGCCGTGTTTTCAGTGGTCACGTTCACTACCTCCAAATTGAGTTATTGTAAGTTTATTTATATGATGTGTTGTTAACTGCTACGAAAATGGCGTTATTTTTTAGGTTTGACAACCTTACGCTTTGGAACCTTGGGTGTTTTGATTTTGTGAGTAGGATGAATCAGTTCAGTGTGCTGTCTAGAGATGTAACCTACAACGTTGTTGGTCCAGTTACGCAGTCTTGATTCTGTAACTTTGTTGCGAGCAAGATTGTTTTCTAGTTTGCCTAGTAGGGCATTGCACCCTCTGTGTAGGACTGCACGTATCAGCCCTGTTTTGTGATCATGGTCTAGAACAGCATCGTCTAGGATGGGTTCTAAACAAAGAGCACAGCAGCCACCTTGCTGTGCTAGAAGACTCTGTCTATGGGTGGCTACGTCTTTATACTTTAGTTTCTGCATTACAATTAATTATAATGTAGGGCAGATAGTAAAGTGCTAAACAGAATCTAATCCATTGATCGTAGGCGATTTCGTATGGCATTCAATTCTGCTCTGTCTTGTTGTATCAACACAGGTAGAGGAGTTGACTCTCCACCATATCTAGGATGACTCCACAGCCATTCGTATTTTGGGTCTTGGTCTAACTTCTGACTTAACTTTTTAAGTCTGCGAGGGTTAAGATCTACAATGTATACTCTTGCACGGTATGGCTCCAAGTCTATGACTTGCCTTCGCCATTTTTGTATTGCAATCTTACCCTGCTGCCAGGCAGCATAACTCCAAGGACAGGATTTACGAATACTGTAAAAGTATTCGTCCCAATTAACCTCTACGCTTGCCGCCGCCGCCTTTTTTACCACCACGTTTTGCCATGATTGTTCCTTTATTCATCTTCATGCACATAGCCTAACTCTGCGTAGGCCAAGTGTTCTTCTTCAGTTCTAGCAATAAACTTTTCACCTGTTTCAGGATTTACCATGAAGTGTGGTTCAAATGGATATTTTGCTGGTAACTGTTCTGGAGGTAGATATTCCTGACTGGTCAATACCAATTCAGGTTCTTCACCTAACCATTCTACTAGTTCATGATCAATCAATTCCAATACTCTTGGATCAGTTGCTGTGTCTTTGGCAACCTTAAGTTGGTTAATTTCCATGCTGGTATCACGTATATTGAATGAGCCTGGATATTCAATTTCACCATCCCATTCCATGTCCTGATATTGTGCATAGAACTTCCACATCTGCTCTTCAGCAAGTTCTAGGTTATCTGCTTTCTCTGATAATTTTGCATTAAGCAATTGGAATTCTGTTTCCATTGCAACGCCACTCATTGTTCTGCTTTCTACGGCACGCACAGCACCAATGTTGGCCATCTTATCAATAGCAGAGATACTGTTCTGTATGCTGGAGTAGATCTGTCCAACGTCTGTGCTGACATTTAACAAATATGGCTTTAGACTTGGGTCTAGATCTTCTGGCATTGATACAATAGCACCTGCACCGCCCACTGCTTCTACGCTTGGTGTCTTAACCAATGCAGGGTGACCATTTAGTCTAATGCTTTGTTCTATTTCTGAATATTCGTTATAAATCTTTTTCTGATGATCTGCAATATCAGTAATGTCTGAAAGACCTAATCCACGCACAGGTGAACGATGATTGTAGGCCACAGTTACAGGCACAACACCTAGTTGGTTTTCTTCTAGATATTCTTCTAACATGCGCTCACGCTTGGTGTCCACAATTGAAGTCTTGATGTATTCATTGGTCCACTCTTTGATCACTGTGGTATCACCGTTTACATCTTCAATGTATTTGATGTAATCCAAAACATACTGTCCATTTGGCTTACGTGCCCAATTCCAATCTGTAACTACAAGTGGAGTAAGAATTGAAAGATACGGTCTGACACCCTGTGCAAGTTCCTCAGCACGAGTAGTTGCATTGATATTTGGTTTGGTTAGGATCATAAAGCAATGCCCAAACACTGAACTCCAAATTGACACTTCTTTCATAAATGAATCCAATGAACGACCATCATAGTCAGCGTCTTTGAGGAAACTTTCTAGTGCTGGGTCACCTTTAAGTGTTCCAAATTCACGCTCTGGATGCTCACGAAATAAGAAAGAAACATAAACTGCAATCACTGAACGGCAGTGATTGTCCAGGGGTGTTGCTCTGAGTCTGGCAGCGTATTCAGCGGCAGTTTCTAACTGATACTTGGTTAGATGTGCAGCCTCGCGATAGTCTTCGCCACCTAGATAGCTCTGTAGTAGGTATTCCCAACGTTTTTGAAACCTAGTGTAGATATCATTTGTTGATACCGCTAAGTTATATGCATCTTGTATAATTTTATCCATTTATATTACCCCAGTTTGTGTCCCCAGCGTGTGGGTTGTTGAATTTGTTCGCGTTCTCTGTTGATTGGGAACAAGCCATCTACGCAGTATCCCAATGCGTCCATCATGTGATCCAAGCCACTTGACTTGTCAGGCTGTGTAGTGCCTTCTTTGTAGATCTGTTTTTCTAAGCCTTCTATGGTGTGCTTGCACTTAGGGTCTATAAACATTTTAATTTGTCCGCTGACACTCTTTAATCTTGAGTTTACAGCATTTACCCTATCTCTAACAGCAGTATGCACACTCCTGGCCTTTACTGTCCAACCTGCGTTTTGTAAGATTCTAATATCTGTTTGTCCATTGGCTGAAGTCTTACGCTGTGCTCCTGCAGGATCTGGGAACGCAATGATCCTTGCTTTGGGATAGCGTGAGTGAACTTCATCCACTAGTTCATTGGTGTTTGAACTAAAAATTCTTATTTCATCAAATGCGTGTAGTGTATCACCTTCACGTGCAAACAGCACAGCACTCATTGGGTCAATGTTAAAGTCACAGCCAATGTAGATAGTGTGTGGTGTTGCGCCTGCATAGGTCATTGCGTGAATGCGTCTATCAAATGCGTAGTAAACACGACCTGCATATTCTTCAAATGTTGCCATGAATTCTTGGCGGAATGATCTTTCATCTAGATCACGACGTGCTGCCTCAATTTCTTCTAGAGGAACATTGCCGCCATCAATGGTTGTAAACTGAAAACTCTTCCACGCAGGGCTTTTGGTCTCCATCATATACATGTCATGTGCCCAGTTGGAGAAGCCTTTGGGTGTGCCAATAAACATTGCACCACCCTGCTTGTCTGCCAGTGTTGGGCGTAGAACTTCAAACCATGCTGAACTGTCCATTTCTGCAAACTCATCTAGCACTAGATAATCAAGTCCTACTCCACGTAACGAGTCTGCATTGTCAGCACCCTTTAATTGAATAGTTGATCCATTCTTAAGGATGATTGTGAGTTCTGCTTCATTGATTTTTTGAGCCCAACGCAGTTCTAGTAACTTTTTCTTTAATTTTGTCCAAGCAATCATTTTGGCTTGGCGATAGGTAGGCGCAACATACCAAACGTCTCTGTTTGGAAAGCGAGCATTGCGACAGATCTCACGTATGGCAAGGTGTGTTTTGCCAAAGCGGCGACCTGCAACCACGACTTTGAATCGTGTGTCTGTGTCAACTATGCTCTGTTGGGCCTGACTAAGTGCCATTAGAGATACCTGTCCTCTACTTTGATTCTAAAGCGGCGTGCATCTACGTCTGCGCCTGAAGTGGTCACTGTGCAGGTTACTGTGTATATTTCACCTTCTTTACCACCACTGAGTTCAACGTAGGTTATGCCACCCGCTTGTATTCCTGAGCTTTCTATGGTCAATGGTGTTGTGTCACCTGTAATGGTGCTCACTGTGTAGGTTACTGCACTGATTGAATTACCCTGTGCTAACCACTCAGTGCCCCAGTCCATTGCGTAAACCAACTGTGCGTCAGGATCTTTGGGTATCCAACTGCCCTTTACATCTTGTTTGTATCCAGTTTTGATTGTCATACCGTTAATATCCTTGTTTCTTGTTTTACTAATAGACCCCTATCTTCACTCTGCACCTTGATCTGTCTAGTTTCCTGTGGCACAATCAGTGTATAGTAGTCATCTATGTTAATTACTCTACCAGCAGTTAGTTGGAATCCGCTTACTTGTAGGTCTGCACGAGCGCTGACCAAGTAAGTGATTACAAACAAACCACTGGCCTGTGCAGTCATTGAGGCTTCAAAGAAGATTAAGATCTCTGAAACTGGCACACTAAGACTGGTAGTAGTATTTAAGCCAACCGCGTTATCGCGTATGCGATTTGGGGTGAAAACAGTCTCTGCTGAAGTATTGAATGAACCTGTGATGTCAGTGATCTTCTGACCTGGTATTGCAACTGCAAAATTGCTCTCTAAGGCAGCTTCAACACGCTTGATCTTGTCTGCGGCAATCGCACTGGTAAATTCAGCACCAAGTCCTGCAGCACCAAATACAGTCTTGATTGGATCTGCACTGAACTGTGCTTCAACAACTTGATTGCTGACCACATCAGTCTGTTTGAATGCATCTGCTGTGAGTGCAGCCACAGCGTCTATGGTTACAAGACCTTGTCCAGTTTTAACAACAACAGAAAGTTGTGTTGCAATTGAGTCAGTTTGAACAGCATTGTCTCTGAATCTATCATTTAGAGTAGATTGAGCAAATTCACTGTTTAAGAACGCACTTGGTGTTTTGAGTATTTCACCAAATGGTAAGTTAAAATTGGCTGATGCTGAAAGAGCACTATCTGCGTAACGAACTCTACGTCCACTTGCTGATTGGGTTGCAGTTACAGTTTGATTAGAAATACCTCTTGCTGTCTTACGTGCAATACTATTTTGAACAAAGATTGAGCTGAGTGTTCTTGCACCAGGACTGCGTATTCTATTATAAGTTATATCCAGCGCAAATTCAGAACTTAGTGCAACACCAGGATCTCTAAGGCGTCTTGCACTTGTAGATTGTGTAGCTGTAGCTGTAATATTTGCATCAGCATTTACAATAACATCAATATCGCAGGATACAGTGGATGTTGCGGCTGCTGACGCACTGAAGTCAAATGTATAACCTGTTAGAACTGTGCCTACTTTGGTATAGTTCCAAGCAGGTGCTACGTTGTTGCCTGTTTCATAGATACCCTGTTCCCAGTTATGATAGACTTCTGGAGTTATAGTATCATTGACATTGTCAAAACCAGGTTCATTAGGCAATACTTGTGTAGAAGTTACAACACCATTAGTGCCATAGGCAATTTCCCAACCTGTTGCATCATTGTAGAAATCAGTATTTCTGATTACATTTGGGAATTGTGTTTGTTTAATCCACAGTTTGTTGATGTAGATGCTGAGATCAGTTTTGCTACTGTCTCCCCATATACCTGGATTTAAACTGTTTTCAACATAACCATTCAATACATTGCTGGTTGAGGTAGTTAAATTAAATGCAGAATTATTTCCATCAAATGATCCAACAGCACCAGCACTATCAGTAATTAATGGTAGTGTAACATTATGCCATTGAGTAAAGTCAATATTAGTTGCTGTGGTTGTTAAATCTGTAACAGATAAAATATATGTGCCTTCACTCTGCACAGTATAACGTCTACTAGTGAATCTATAAGCACCTGAAGGTAATTTAGTTACTACTAAGCGGCTAGTATAAGTTGGATCAGATACAAAACCTCTAGCCTTAGATTGCCATATTGTAATAGTTTCATTGGTGTTAAGATTTCTACTTAATCTCAACCACATATTGGCCATGCTCTTAGAACTTAACCAAGTTAATGTATTATCTAAATCAGCCGCAGTGATTGTAGCGCCGTTAATTAACTGTAGATGTTTGAAGTTTGCTGTTGCACTTAGAGATGCTGTGCTCTGTAGATTAGCAAATGTGCCCTTGTTCTTAATCGCATCAGCAGTTAGTGTAGCTGAAACAGGAAGATTTAATATAATGCCCTGCAAGCGTTCTGCGTCTGTGACCTGTGTAGTAACGGTTTGGAGTTCACTGACACCAAATCTAGTTCTATCACCAATGGCCACAACAGTTGCGATTGCTGTGGCTTCCATCTCACCAGGATTTAGTGCGCCAGCATTGATTACAAATGTGAGTGCGCTGTCAATTGAGGCACTAACTTCTATGGTAAATCCACCTGCGGCATTTACAGCAAACTCAGAAGCTAATGCGCTTGCGGCATCATTTACCACAGTGGCACTAGCAGTTAATGACGCCTGTGCTGTAATAGAGGCAGCAAGTCCTGTTATAGTGTCAGCGTCTGCACTTAATCTTGTTTCTGTGCTAAAATTAGCAACAACAGGAACTAGGATTGACGTGTCATCGTTAGCATTAGCATCAAAGTGAACTAATAGACTGGTTCTATCATCATTGTAGAATCTGTCTGTGGGAACTGTGACAGTGGTATTGGCAGTAGACCAACCATATGGAAAACTGGTCTTGCCTCTTACAATCCTAAATTCATCTACATAGGCGCTGCCTGCATAACCTGTTTGGCCAATTCTAATTGAACCATTGGCCAATGAATAGCCTGTGTTTATTGTGGCTCTGGTTCCTCTGGTGCCATTGGTATAAACAGCAACGTTGTTAGTGCCTGTGTGCGATAGAATTAATATGTGATTCCAAGCATTTGCAGTAAGTGTGCCACCAAATGCTGTGGTAGATCCTACTTGGAATGTGATGTTAGATGGTGATGCGGCGCTGGTAATTGCTGTGTAGCGCACAGTTCCACCTGAATCTTTAACTTCAAACAAAGGCACGTTGCTCACACTACCATAGATCCAGAATTCTATGGCAAGATATTCATTGTTGAATGACGTATTGTTTGGTATGCCGTAAGTTACTGAATTGTTGGTGTTGATCAGCGCAGAATGTGTGCCAAACTTCTTGATATTTGTAAAATAATCACCTGCACCCAGAGTATTTGCAGTCTGTGTGAGTGGACGACCTGGATTGAACGGTGTTACCAGTGCGCCTAGACTAAACGCATTTTCAAATCTTGTGTAAGGTAATTTTACAGCGTAAGTGGTCTGTGCTGAAACTGTAGCTGTAGCAGAGAGACTTGCACTGGCTTCTTTGGTATTAGCATTTGCAGAGACTTCAAGAGTAACCGCGGCTTCAATCTGTGAATCAAAGTCGCGGCTACGAGCACCCTCTGCTGAAGATACAAACATGTTGCTGGCTGTGGCATCACTGCTTCTAACTCTAACATAGTCAGTGGCAATGTCAAATATGTCTGAAAGTGCAGCCTCATAGTCTCTGCTGGCAGAAATGGCTGCTGCCAATGCTGCCTCAGCAAAGGCAAACAGGTCAGCGCCTTCAATGTGACTGATTGTGCCTGAGCATGCGAACTCTGCATTTAGAGCGGCAGCGTATTCTTTGATTACACCTACGACGGCATCAACGGTTGCACTAGAACTTAAGGCTGCTTCTGCTTCTTGTAGTGCGCCTTCAACTTCTGTAAGTTCACAGCTTAACTGCGCAAAGCCACCAAAGTCTTCGTAATAATTGTATTCAATCCAGTCTGGATCAATGTAGAAGCCTGCGTCAAGACGTGCCTCAGCACTATAGACATAGTATTCTTCTGGTGTAAAATACCCTAGTTCTATGTATAAATTGTCAGTGGCTTGTCTTGACATTCTATTTCCTTAGTTGTAGTGTGTTGTAGACACACCGTTGTCGTCTATAAAGGTTGTTATGGCATCAGTGCCATCCATGTGCAATAACAGTAATGTGTTAGCATCATTCTGGAATGGTGCTGAGGGTGCTGTGAAACCAGCAGTATATCTGGCTGTATTACTGTAACGCACTTCGTCAATGTGACCATTGAAACTTTCAATGCCGCCACCTGTGCTTACAAACGCACCAATGTCAATGTCTCCATTAACATCTAGACTTGCTGAACTTGTGCCAATGGTTGTGGCTGCACCGTTGAGGAATCCATACCAAGTAGAACCTGAACGCACTACGGCTACGTGATACCAGGTGTTGGCAGCAACTGTGCCTATGCTTATGCCGTTGAATATGTTCCATGTGCTGGATCCGCTTGAAGCGTAGACTCTGAGTGTAGTGCCGTTTTGATATACAGTTAGACCCCATCTACCACTTACACCTGTAAGGCTCATTACGTGATAATTTGTGCCTGTGTTGGCAGGACGTATCTGAGCTTCAAATGTAAAGTCTGCTGAAGGTGAAACACCCACAGAGTAAGCTCTCACATGATCACCTGTGCCATCAAACAGAGCACTTGCACCACCAAATTTACTCTGTGCGGTATCAATCTGTGCATTACCAACAGCAACTACCCCTCTAGCACTTCTGCCTGTGCCATTGTCGTCAACAAACACAGTTGTAGCATCTGTGCCATCCATGTGTAACAATAGTAATGTGTTAGCATCATTAGTGAACTGTGCTGATGGTGCTGTGAAATTACTGGTGTATCGTGCTGTGTTTGAAACGCGGAACTCATCCATCCAACCATTGATTGCCGCAGTTCCATCAAAACTTGCGCCTATGTATAATGGTGCAGGGCTGATATAGTTAGTATTGTCAGTCCAGGTTGCTTCAGACGTTCCATTAAAATACAATGTAGTAGTAGAACCATTTCTAACCAATGCTAGATGATACCAAGTGCCAGTGGTCATTGAATTTGTTCCTGTGGCCACTGTGCTTCCATTGACAAAAAGATATTGTCTATTATTGCTGTTAATACCCCAATATATTTGATTCTGTGGAGTCGCAGACAAATGCGTTGCAATGGTTGTAAATGAACCAACAGCGTTAAATCTAATCCATGTTTCTAGTGTAAATGCACCTGTGCCATATCCAAATGCAGAATTTGATGCTGAGAATAGATAATCTCCTGTGCCGTCAAGTAATAGACTTGAACCGCCAAATTTACTCTGTGCGGTGTCAATCTGTGCATTACCAATTGCGGTCATACCTACTTTGGCTCTCGCGCCATTGTCATCTTCAAAATAAGTTGAAGCATCTGTGCCATTCATGTGCAATAACAATACTGTATTCTGGTCATTAACATGTGGTGCTGTTGGTGCTGTAAAGTTAGCAGTATAACGTGCTGTGTTAGAAACACGCACTTCATCAACCCAACCATCAATAAAGTTAGTGATACTGTTCTGATCTGCACCAATATAGGTTACAGAAGATGTTATGTAGTTTGTAGAATCACTGTAGGTTGATCCAGCTTGAGTGCCATTGATAAACATTTTTGTATCAGTGCCACTGCGACTCACAGCAATGTGATACCAAGTTCCTGTTGACAGCGTAGATGACGTGATTCTATCAGCAGTATTAGCATAGTAGACTAGAGTTGACCCTTTAAGTGTTATGGCTGGATATGCTCCATTGCCGCTAGAAGGTCTTTGATCCCACAGTAATTCATAGTTTCCTGCACT